GAGGACCCCTTCAAGACCGTGACCCTGAGTAACCCGCTGTGGCGCGCGGAACTCAGCCGTGAGCGGTCGACTACCACCGAGGAGGAGCGGCGATGCCTGAGCCCATCAAGGAGACCGTGTTCACCGACGCTCGTGGCGACCAGGCGATCAGCTCGTACTTCACGAACATGTCGGACGCGTACGTCACTCTCTCGAAGATTCAGGACGCCATGCGGGCCGCGATGCTCGAACCCGACGTGACCCTCGCCACGGTGACCAAGACAACCACGTACGGCGACCCGGAACCGGTGAAAGCATGAGCGAGGTCGACCGCATCGAGTCGGTCCTCATCATGCATGGCACCGTCCCAGGGCTGAAGTGCCACTGCGGCCATCAGTACCGGCCAGGCCAGTCCATCGCCCGCCACCGAGCAACAGCTGTCAGCATTGCACTCACGCTGCACGACGCGGGCGTGAAAGACGACGACCTCGTCGAGGCGACAGCTGCGTCCCTGAAGCTGATGCGGGACTACCCGTGACCGCGGGTGACCTCAGCCTCGGCGAGTACCGCAGCGCGAAGCTGAACCTGCTCGCCGGCATCGAGAAGCAGCTGACCCTCATCGCGCAGAATACGGCCCACGCGGACGTGCACCTCAGCGAAGAGCAAGTCGCCAACGCCTGGGAAGCACGCGGCCTCCGTATGTACGGCGACGAAGTCATCGCCACACTCCGCGACCTCGGCATCCAAGTCGACTGATCACCAGGGAGCTCACCCCATGACGAACACCGACCATGGCCTACCCGACGTGCAGACCGACCCGAAGCCGACCAACGGCATGCACCGCATCGGTGTAGTGATCGGCGCCGCAGTCCTCATCATCGGCACCGCGCTGATCCTGTCGCTCGCCGCTTGGGGCATCGTCACCATCTGGCGCGCCATCCTCGGCTGACGGGGTACAACCGGCTCCGCTGAGACGGGCTGAGACCAGAACCGCCTCCGAAACGGGGTACACGATGGCTGAAGACGACATCAGCAGCCACCGAACGCGTACCAACCGGTGGCCGGCACCACTCACCCCGCACCCCCAGACAGTCGCCGAGATCAACGACGCGATGGACGACGCGATCGAAGACAGGAGCTGAACGCATGAGCCTCCGAGACTGGATCCGCCGCACTACTCACACGCCGTCTACCCTCGACGATGTGACCGACTTCCCCGCAGCCCTCACCCCACGCCACCTGACATCAGTCGTCATGGAGGAAGGTGACGGGCACGTCATCGTTACGTTCGGCCTCGGCGCGGAACTCACCGCCGGCGAGTACTTCGGGTACGCCGTTGACTACTACGGCACCGACGGGAACGGCGGGAAACGCTTCGGCGTTCGCCTGTCCCCCACCGAGGTCAAGGCGTACGTCTTCGACTGGCAGTCCGCCACCCAGGCCAACTACGAAGCCGACAGCGTCCAGATCACGGACGACACGATCGTCGCCACCTACCGAGACGCCAGCATCGGCCTCGACCAGGTCGGCACCATCAAAGCGTTCTCCCACATGGGCAGCGACGACGCCGACACAGACGTCCCCGTCACTCTGCTCCGCTAACACCTAGGGGGTGGGACATGCCCACCCGTGCACCCATGCGCTGCTCAGCCCTCGACTGCGACGAACTCGCCACCAACCGCGGCCGATGCGCTGAACACCAGCGGAAACGAAAGAGCGGCGCACACCGCGTCATCCCCGGCGATGGACGCAACACCGCACGGTGGCGGACAGAGTCCACCCAGTACCTCCGCAGCAACCCACGGTGCCGAGTCTGCGACGGACCAGCCACTGTCGTCGACCACATCGTGGAGCTCGCTGACGGCGGCGCCATGTGGGACCACGCCAACTGGCAGCCACTCTGCAACCCACACCACGACTACAAGACACGACAGGCAGCCCTCAAACGGGCCCAACGCCTCACCACCCTGAGACACCAAGACCGCAACACCGAAACCCTCGCCTCCCAACTCTGGAACCAACTGCCGTAGCGGGCGCAGCCACCTGACAGTGAGCTAACACGCGGCAGTCCAGACAACGGGTGCCCGAGAGACCGGTGTCACGGGGGTGTCCCCAGTGGGAGGGGGCGTCAACATCACGGGGAATCCGCGGATAAGAGCGCCCGCCGGTGGCCGCGTGTTTCGCGTCTCACTACGGCTACTAGGGGGTCCTGATGCCTCGTGCTGCGAAGCCGGCTGCTCTGCGCCTCGTTGAGGGTCGTGGGAATGGTCGTGACAGTGGTGGTCGGAAGGTTGTGGATGCTCCGGCGTTCAAGCGGGTGCCTCCGTCGGCGCCTGAGTGGTTGTCGGATGAGGCGGTCGCTGAGTGGAACCGTGTGGTTCCGGAGTTGACGCGGTTGGACATCGTGAAGGCGGAGGATCGGGCGGTTCTGGCGACGTACTGCGAGACGTGGTCGGAGTTCAAGGCTGCGACGTTGGCTCTGCAGTCGCATGGGTCGTTGACGATCGAGGCGAAGCAGGGTGAGATCCCGCATCCGGCGGTTGCAATCAGGCGGAATGCGGGGCATCGGCTGCAGCTGCTGGCACGGGAGTTTGGACTGACGCCGAGCTCGGAGCAGAGCTTGGCGAAGGAGTCCGACGATGGGGAAGACGACAACCCGTTCTGACGCCCTGGACGAGGCGGACCTCGAGCGGCTGAAGCTATCTCCGGAGGTCGCCTGGTACTTGCAGGATCGTGGCTACCCGTTGCCGGAGATCCCGCCGAAGTTCAAGACGCCCGAGCCGCGCGAGGTGGAGGGTGCACAGTTCGACCCGGAGCGGGTCGACAAGGTGCTGAAGACGTTCCACCTGCTGCGGCACACGCAGGGGAAGTGGGCGGGCAAGCCACTGGATCCTGACCCGTGGCAGATCGCGTACGTGATCGCGCCGGTGTTCGGGTGGGTGCAGTGGGATGAGGATGCGCTCGCGATGGTGCGGATCATCCGTGACGTGATGGTCGATGTGCCCCGCAAGAACGGGAAGTCGACTCTCGCGGGTGGCATCGCCGTGTACATGACTGGTGCTGACGGTGAGTCGGGCGGTCAGGTTGTGACGGCCGCTTCGACGGAGCGTCAGGCGGGGTTCGTGTTCGGGCCGATCAAGCAGTTGGTGGAGAAGACGCCGGCGCTTGCTGGTCGGTTCAAGGCGCACCAGAAGCGGATTGTGCACCCGAAGTCGGGGTCGTACATTGAGGTCATCTCGTCGGCTGCTGATGCGCAGCACGGCGCGAACTTGCACTGCTTCATCGTCGATGAGCTGCACGTCCACAAGACGCCGGACCTGGTGCGAACGCTCGAGACTGGTCGTGGTTCGCGCACACAGCCGTTGGGCATTCGGATCACAACTCCGGACGCGTCAAAGTCGGGGACGATCTACGACGAGACGCGGCTGTACGTCGAGAAGCTTGCCGCGGGGACGATCGAGGACCACTCCTGGTATGGCGCCATCTGGGGCGCTGACGAAGAGGACGACCCCTTCGCACCCGAGACCCAGCGGAAGGCGAACCCGGGGTACGGCATCAGCCCGTCCCGCAAGCAGCTCGAGAGCGCGGCGCTGAAGGCGAAGAACTCTCCTGCGGAGCTCGGCGACTACCTGCGGCTGCACCTCGGTATCCGGACGAAGCAGGAGTCGCGGTTCCTGACGCTCGACTCGTGGGACCGGAACGCCGGCACCGTGGATGAGGCGAAACTCGCTGGGCGGAAGGCGTTCGGCGGTTGGGACCTCGCGTCCGCGTCGGACCTCACTGCGTGGGTGCTGCTGTTCCCTGATGGGAACGGGTACGACGTCCTGGCGCGGTTCTGGATCCCGGAGGGGGCCCTGGATGCGTTGAACAAGCGCACCGCCGGCAACGCTTCGGCGTGGGTTCGGCAGGGGTTCCTTCGGACCACTCCAGGGAACGTGACGGACTACGCGTTCGTGCAGGCGCAGATCCAAGCGGATCTCGACCAGTTCGACGTCGTGTCGATCGGGTTCGACCCGTGGAACTCGACGCAGATGGTCAACAGCCTGCAGGACTCCGGGGTGAAGAACTTGGTGCGGGTGTACCAGGACTTCCGGCGCCTGTCGCCTCCGTTGAAGGAGCTGCAGCGTCTGCTGCTGACTGGCAGCGAGGAGAAGCCCCTGTTCCGGACGGGCGGGAATCCGGTGCTGCGGTGGAACGTCGACAACTTGTCGGTGGACATCGACGCGAACGGGAACGTGAAGCCGAACAAGGCGCACTCGATGGACAAGATCGACGGTGTCGCTGCGACGGTGAATGCCCTGTCCGAAGCGTTGGTCACGAAGCCGAAGAAGAAGAACCCGTACAACGATCCGGACGCGAGCGTGTTCGGCACCTCGGAGGTGGCGTGATGTTTGAACGTCTCGCGCAACGCCGTCGTGTCCGGAAGCGCATCAACGAGCTGGACGTGCTCATCGCTCGTAGCCGTCAGGTGCGGGTTGCGTGGTTCCAGGAGCGCGCCCACATCGAACGGACGGGTCAGCTCGACTGGGTTGACCCGAATCCGATGCGAGTCACACGCGTGCGGCAAGGAACGATCCCGCCACCGCCACCACCACCACCGAGCAGTTGGAGGTCGTGATGACTCGTGCAGACGCAGTCGAGGTGGCACCCAATAGACCTGCCCCGACGAGAGCGCCAAAGACGCCAAGCGGTGTCTACATGCCTCGCAGCACTCATATCACTTACCGGGTGGACCCGAAGTACGCGGAGTACGCGTGTTTTTGCCGAGCGGCAGGCGCTCATCTCATCGGTCACGAAGCAGGACCTGACGTGAAGGAGTGACGATGACTCGTGCAGCTGTCGTGGTCCTCCTCGAGATCCTTGGGGTGCTGCTCATCACTGCGGGTGTCGCGGCCGTGTACTGGCCGGCGGCGCTCGTCGTCGCGGGTGTGGCCCTGTTCCTGATCGCTTGGAGGATGACGTGAGCCTGTTCTTCAAGAAGTCGTCGGACCAGTCGAACGGTCAGATCCTCGCGGAGTTCCCGTCCCTGTCGACGCCGTGGCGGTACGACGGCCGGTCGATCGTCGCTGACCCGGGGATCCCGCTGACGGACTACGCGCAGTCGGCGTACTCGATCTGGCAGTCGCAGCCGTCGGTGCGGAAGGTCGTCGACTTCATCGCGACGAAGATCGCATCCACTCCGATGAAGGTGTACCGCCGTGACGGGGACACTGACCGGAAGCGGGTCACGGATGGGCCCCTTGCGGAGCTGATCCGGGAGCCGCAGAAGCACCTGACCCAGTACCGGTTCTGGCACACCCTGCTGTGTGACTTCCTGGTCTATGACCGGTTCATGGCGCAGCTGGTGCCGTCCGCGGACTCGCGGGCTGGCGTGGTGCTGCAGCACTGGCCGGCGCAGTCGTGGCGGTTCACGTTCACGGGCACGTCGCTCGTTGACGGGGTCGACCTGTACGTGGGTGATGGGAAGCCGAAGCACATCAGCCTCGACGGGCTGTTCTTCGACCGTGGGTACGGGTCCGGGAACGGCACTCCCCCGATCGAGACGTTGCGGCACATCCTCGACGAGTACACGGAGTCGGTGAAGTATCGGCGGTCGATCTGGAAGAAGGGCGCCCGGTTCCCGGCCGTCGTCACGCAGCAGCCCGTGGACGGTGTCGAATCGCTTGACGGTTCGGCGATGCGTCGCCTCGAGGCGGAGATGTCGAACTGGTCCGACGGTGGCGGCAGTGAGGGCAAGATGCCTGTCCTGCCGATCGGTGCGGACGTCAAGAAGGTCGACATCTTCTCGCCGAAGGACATGCAGGAGGTCGAGGGGCGCACCCTCACCGACATCGAGGTTGCTTCGGCGTACCACATCCCTCCGGAGATGATCGGGTCGCGGCAGGGGAACTACTCCAACATGGAGGCGTTCCGGCAGTCGCTGTACCGCGACGCTCTGGGACCGCACTTCGTCCAGTTCGAGCAGGCATTCAACGCGCACATCACTCCGCTCCTCAACGGTGGTGACGAGTCGCTGTACGTCGAGTTCGACCTGGGCGCGAAGCTGCGTGGGTCGTTCGAGGAGTCCGCGGCGATCATGTCGAAGGCTACTGGCGGTCCGTGGCTGACGATCAACGAGGCGCGGGCGATGGACAACCGGCCGGCGATCGAGGGCGGCGACGACATCATCACACCCCTGAACGTGGTCCGTGGTGGTGGCCCGCAGGCGTCCCCGGGTGATGCGACGCCGGAGGTGGCGAAGGCGTACGACCTGCTCCGCAGCAAGGGGCTGGATCCGAAGCAGGCGATGGAAGTGCTCTGGGCGACCGGGCAGTTGGAGGCAAGCGCATGAAGACGAAGAGCTTCAACGCCAACGTGAAGGCCGTGGGCACTGCTGACGGTCTCGGTGATGGTCAGTTCACGGCGCTCGTCGCCGTGTTCGGCAACAAGGACCACGGCGGTGACGTCATCGTCCCTGGTGCGTTCGCCGAGTCGCTGCAGGACTGGGCGGCGTCGGGTGACGCGATCCCCGCGATCTGGTCGCACCAGTGGTCGGATCCGTTCGCGCACATCGGGTGGAGCCTGTCGGCTGCGGAGACCGCGGACGGTCTCCTCGTGACCGCGCAGCTGGACCTCGAGAACCCCACGGCGCTGCAGACGTACAAGCTGCTGAAGCAACGCCGGGTGAAGGAGTTCTCCTTCGGGTACGACGTCGTCGATGGTGGCTACGTCACGCAGGACGAGGACGAGTTCTTCGAGCTCCGGAAGCTGAACCTGATCGAGTTCGGGCCGACGCTCAAAGGCATGAACCCGGAGACGCAGCTGCTCGGGACGAAGTCCGACGAGGACATCCGCCGCATCGTGCGTGAGGAACTTGCCGCCGACCCTCGGGAGGTGGAGCCGACACCCAACGTCGAGGTTCCGCCCGACCCGACCGAATCTTCCGGCACCCCGCCGGAAAGCTCACCTCCCCAGGATGGGGAACCGTCAGGCCCGTCGAAATCGGCGGGCCTTACTCATGCCCAAGTGGCGGCCTGGGCGACCGCAGCAGAACTGATCCTGATGGAGGAACGATGAAGACGCTCCGAGAGAAGCTCGCGGCCGTCCTGGCCGAAGCGAAGAGCATCGCCGATCTGGCGAAGTCCGAGGACCGTGAGTTCACGGCGGACGAGATCACGAAGATCGGTGAGCTGAAGTCGCAGGCCGACGAGCTCACCGTGCAGGTGAAGGCCGCGGACGACGCGCAGTCGAACATGAAGACGCTCCTCGCGTCGACCTCGCCGGCGAAGTCCGACGAAGAGCCGAAGCCGGCCGAGGACCAGTCCGAGGGCTTCAAGTCGTTCGGCGAGGCGTACACGGAGTCGGCGCCCTACCAGCAGCTCATCAAGTCGAACCCGGGTGGGTTCGGTGAGGGTTCGCTGATCCAGCTGCCGAAGGTCACCGTCGGGGCGAAGGGTCGCGGTCTGAAGGCGGACCCGAACCCCCTGTCGGTCGCCGTCGGGCAGCTGCGTCCCACGCGTCTGCCGCAGGTGGACCTGACGTACCAGCGTCCCCTGACGCTGCTCGACCTGATCTCGACCGGGTCGATCACCGGCAACAGCTTCGACTACGTGCAGATCACTTCGGTGCTCCGCAACGCGGGCATCGTCAAGGACGAGATCCTGCCGACGGACCCCGCGTCTGCTCTGAAGCCCCTGTCCGACCTGTCGACGGCGATCGCCACCGGCAAGGTGTTCACCTACGCCGACGGCTACACCGTCACGAACGAGCTCCTCGCCGACGCGGGAGCGTTCGCGTCGTACCTGAACGGGCAGCTCGCGTACAACATCCGGGCCGTGATCGAGAACTACCTCCTCAACGGCACGGGTGCTGCAGGCCAGCCCACGGGCATCCTGAACACCACCGGCATCCAGCAGATCGCCGCTGCTGGCACCGACCCGGTCAAGATCCCCGTGTCGATCCGCAAGGCGCTCACCGCCCTCGACGAGGTCGGAGCACAGGTCACCGGCATCGTCCTCAACCCGGCCGACGCTGAGGTGCTGGATCTCATGCAGGACGGGAACCAGCGCTTCTACGGCAACGGTCCGTTCGGTGCTGGTCCCCGCACTCTGTGGGGCCGTCCCTACGTGACCGCGCAGGCGATCCCGGAGGGCACCGCGCTCGTCGGTGACCTGTCGACGATCAACGTCCTCGAGCGTGAGGCGCTGTCCGTGGTCGCGTTCAACCAGCACGCCGACTACGCACGACGCAACCTCGTGTACGTCCGTGCGGAGCTGCGTGCCGCGCAGGTCATCTACAAGCCGGCGCACCTCGCCCTGGTCGAGCTCGGCACGGTGGCGGCCGGCTGATGACGGACGGCATGGTCGTCATCAACGGGATCCGGTATCGGATCGAAGACGCGAACCGTCTCGGTCTGGTGCACAACAAGGCACGCGGTGTGGAGGAGGCAGGACGTGACTCTGCAGGAGACGACGCTGCCCCCGCTGGCCGATCCAGCCGATCTCGCGGCAAGGCTCGGCAAACCGGAGAGTGACCCGGGGATTGCTCTGGCGCTGCAGATGGCGTCGGAGCGGTTCCGCGGTCAGACCCGGAACCCCATCAGCCTCGTCGAGGACGACACGCTCGTTCTCGACGGGGCGGGGGCCCGGGTGCTGCGGCTTCCGGTGTGGCCGGTCGTGTCCGTCGCGAGTCTGACGGTGGCGGGGCAGACAGTGCTTGACCCTGAGTGGTCGGCTGCTGGCCTGCTCCGCCTCCCCGCACGGTTCCCCGATGTGTGGCGGTCGATCGAGGTCGTGTACACGCACGGCTTCGCCGACATCCCTGGGGACGTGCAGGAAGTGGTCTTGGACCAGGCTGCGTCGATCTCCGAGGCGTCGCCGTGGTTGTCGCAGTTCACGTCGGGGCAGGAGCAGGTCGCGATGGCGGCGGCTGCGACTGTCGGGACGACGTCGCAGTGGGCTCGAGCGGTTGCCCGGTACCGCATCGGCGGTGACCACTGGTGATCCTCTCGAACATGCTGCACCGCGACACCGTCACTGTGCAGCGCACCACCGAGGGTGAGCCCGACGAGGACGGCGTCCCCACGGAAACCGTCGTTGACCAGGTCATCGGCGGCTGCAACGTGCAGCCGGTCGGGACGAAGGAATCTCTCGGGCAGAACGACATCGTCACCTCACGGTGGATGGTGTCGACCCGTGAACCGCAGGACTGGATCCAGGCTGCGGACACGGTCATCTGGCGCGGCCAGACGTACTACGTCGATGGCCGGCCGCAGACGTACTGGAACGTGCTCCCGCACACGGAGTTCGTGATCACCGAGACGAAGGGCTGACGGATGTCGGACAAGATCAGCGTGAACGGCAACGAGTACCGGCTCGAGGACGCGGTGCGTCTGGGGTTGGTGGAGCCGAAGCACACTCCGGTGGTGGAGACGGTTCCGTCGGAGGTGTGGACGGTCGCGGAGATCGACGCGTGGGCTGATGCTCATGGGATCGACCTGACCGGGGCGAAGACGAAGGCGGAGAAGCTGGCGGTCATCGCGGACTTCGAGTACGCGGCACCGCCGGTCAGCTGATGCCGAAGGTCGTCATCGGCCGGGGGATCATCGATCAGGCGGTCCGGAACCCTGCGGTGCGGAAGGCGATGCGCGACAAGGCGGACCGGATCCTGCCGCGCGCTCAACGGCTGGCGTACTCGGCTGGTGCGAAGCAGTTCGGTGACTCGCTCCGTGTGGAGGAGGGCACTCGTCCTGGCACGAAGGCGAACGGCGGGTACAAGCGTCCGTTCGCTCGTGTGATCGCGACGTCTGCTGATGCCACCCAGGTGGAGCACGGCGACGTGGGTGTGTCGAAGCAGGCGATCCTGCGGAGAGCGATGGGCGCATGAACGTGTACGGGGTGTGGCCCAACGTCGAGAAGGTGCTCCTCGCCTACTTGAAGCAGGAGA